GTGTTGGCATCCAGTGCCGGGTCTCTGGTGTCAGGCGGCAGACTTCAAAAATATTCTCCAGGTGTGCCATCGACTGAAGGTCGCCGGCGTCGTGCCATCTAAAATATTTGTGCTTCTTAATGAGTGTTGCCATGGCCGGAACCCATGCTTGATGCTTGAGGCTTTGAAACCTTCGCTCCAGGGCCTCTTCTACTTTTGGAAATCTTTTGTAGTTGCCCTTCAGGGCGTAGCAGCTACTGCACACCGATCCGCGGACCGCGCGCAGCTTGGCACCTGTCAGGCACCTGGAGGCTGGTGTATTGTATGATGGTCCTGGCATCTTGGACGTATGAGTCAGGCCCCCTGTTATTTTGTTAGCTTCTTTTATTAACATAAGTTTTTATATCTTATGATTGTGTCAAGCTTGTGGCTTGCGGCTTGCCGCTTCGCGGCCCGTGCTTGCGGCCTGTTCCGGGAATCCTAAGGCTTGGGGCTTGAAGCTTCTGGCCGTTGATCGCGATCCGCGGGCCGTGCTTGGCCCAGGCATTGCTCATGATCTTTAATTCAAGCGCAATCGTCGCCAGCTGAGGCGACGACGCGTGACTAATTTCTATTGTGAATTTTTTCATTTCTTTTTAGGTTCCATGTCTTTCTTAACCAGACGCAGGATCTCCTCCATTGCATCGGCCAATCTTTTTATTTGTTCTATGACATCTGTCATACCGTATACTCTATCATTCATAATTTACCTTTCTATACTTATCTTACATTATCCTAGACTCACTGTCAAGCTTGGAGCTTGCGGCTTGTGGCTTGTGGCTTTTTTTAATTTTTTTTCTGGCCAAGCTAAAAGCAAAAGTAACGTATGTCTCTTTATTGCATTTAGCTATAGCAACTTCTTTAGCTTGACCCCAGATCCAGCAGGTATCGGTCACCGAGTTAGCGTCGCTACTGGATCTGGGCTCAAGTTTCATATCAACCCATATGCGCTTACTTAAGAACGCATATGAGCAAAACCTACCTCAATGTTTAGGCCGGCCGCAGAGAGGCGATTTTTATTCATATCCATTTTGAACTCTAAGTGTGAATGCCCGAAACAACTCGGCACACTTAGAGTTCTAAGCCAACCACTTCAACCACGTTTGGGCTGGTTCGTTGGCATTCATTTAAAAATTCCGATATCCATTAAGTAAATAGCTAAAAAGCCAAAACCTAAAACTAGCAGATAAAATAACCAACTATCCACAATCAAAGCAAACCCCTTGAACTTGTGCTGACCACTCATCTGGTTTTGGTGTACAATTACATATTAAACAATTCATAGAATATCTTATATCTTATGTTGACTTTAAATGTCAATAGTGTATTTTAATTAAATAACAGAAAGGTAAATTATGCGTTTAAGATTAAATCAAGAGTTAAGAAACAAGATCGCAAGTCGTTGGAGAGTTCATGCAGAGGCAGAGCATACCAATGAGAAAGAAAAATTCTTTAAAGAAAGAGAGAGTTTTTTAGATAAGCAAAATGCTACGTGGGATTTAGCAAAAGAATGTGTGACAAGACAATATCCAAAAGATGATGTTAAGTTAGCACATTATTTGCAAGACAAATATCCTAACGTGAATACTATTGCAAAAGATAGTTGTTTTCACTTTGGTTATATGAAGAAGAAAGATGGCGTTGAAAGTACAACTGATGGCGAGTATATGAACGACAATCGCCATAGAGATCAAGATGACCAAGACGACAAATATGTCACAAAACATTTTGACTTCCGATTAAATGGAGATATTGATGGGGTTGACCGTCAAGATGATATGAATAGTTATAGACCATCATCAAAAGACTTTGCTTATGCTTATTTTCGTGATGAGTTAAAAGCAAAAGATAATTGCAATCCAGATATAAATATTGAGATGGAGAATAAGCCACAAAATCCATACCAAACTAAATACAATGACGCAAATATTAAAGCACTTGGCATGAATGGGGGCAACGATAACCACACCTCTCATGCTGGAGATTGGAACGCAAAGTATGAGTTGGATTTAATTGGTCGTGAGTATTGTAGAGATAGACAGATACCAGTTTCAAAAGCTGAGTTTCAAACTTTTGTAATTTGGCAACAAGCTAAAGGTCAAATGATTATGGCACATTATAAATGGATTAAATCTGTCTTAACTCAAATGAAGTTCGTTAAAGATGTAATCAAAGGATATAAATATCTTGACGAGGCACTTGAGTTTGCAAAAGAAAGTGATTTGAAAATTGATGAAGCGGAAATAATTAGAACTAACTCAACTGGTCTAATTATGTACAATCCTAAAAATGCCGCTGAAATGTTAAAGTCAATGAAGAATAAAACTCAAACAAGAGAGGAGAAAATACTAGCAAGAGTAAAATATACTCTTGAACATGGCGCACCAGTTTTCAAGTAAAACAATGGGTTGACAAATACTAGGATATTATGCTAATATCCTAGTATTAAATGAAAGGACGAACAATGAAAGAAAAACAACAATTCGATATCGGCACTTATTTTACAATTAAATACTATGCCGACAAACACAGCAAGACAATCACAAGACGAGGACAATGGACAGAGGACTGTCTAGTTGGAACTCACAAAGTTAAGAAATATCCATACATTAAATACTTTGATGTTGACGCAAATGGTATTAGATGTGCGTCTAAATCATGGGAAATAAGTGAGGTGAAAGTATGAACGATAAAAATACAGACGCATTACTTAAATTAATTAATAATCTTATTTCTCTTGTTAGTAAGAATGTAGATAATATTAATAGACTTGCAGAAGAAATCGCAGACCTAAAGGCAAAGCAATGAAACATAGAACATTAAAAGCTTTGCCAGAATATCTTCAGCCGAAAATACTTTCGGCTGTTGCATATGTTAATGAGTGTTCGCCCAATTTAAATAAAGCAGTTGAGCGAATAAATACTATTCGAGAACATTTAACTGAAAAAGAAGTTATGTGGGTTATGTCGCTTTTAACTTTCGAAAAACTATTGGACTTGGTTAAGGATAGTCAAGAATTCAATGACCATACTAAAGCAATGAAAGAAAGAACAATACAATGAAATATTGCCAAGGTCCGTTGTGTCATACTTATAAAACTAAGGACCGCATACGCGGTCCTAAGGGCGACAAGCATTATGAAACGCGCAAGCGTTCTTCATTCTATTATCTTGATGGCAACTGTTGTTCAATGCAATGTATGTATGATTGGTTTAATAAGTTTGGCAAACTTGCACTCGATCACTTCGGCAGAATACATGAGCCTAAAAGAGTTGATTGTGATAGCGCATGGTATAAGGATTATGATTGGCGCAATGGAACTAATCATTACTTCGTTAATGATTTACTTGGTCAACGCATACCCATTACAAAACTACAATATGATAATCAAGATTTAGTTCGTCCATAACTAAATGGTCGAGGCGCTAACGCGCCTCGGCTTACGCCTTGACAGCACTAATAAGATTTAATAGGATAACAATTATGACAGATAAAATAGAAGTGACGAACCCATACTCAGGACAATCAGCAATGCTGACAGCAGAAGAATCAAAGCTGTATAATAAGATCAAGCAAGACGAGATTGATGAGAAGTATAACGATATGCAGAAGGGATTAGATAAGTTTAGTAGACTTAATCCCCCAGCTTATATGACATTGTTAGACTAATCGCCTCGCCTCGCTTCGCTCGGCTCGGCGGGCCGCGCGTCGCGGTCGCTTCGCTCCCGCTCCGCGGGCCGCGGACATAATCAATAGAGGTACCACGACGGTTCACGGATTTGCCTCACTCACCACACCAGTTCTTATGTAGAAAAAAGGGGTCCCAAATTTTACCCTTTATTGCTTGATTTAGATGGTTTTAACCACTAAAATCATTATGGGTCCCTTTATGCAGATAAACCTAGAAAAAATAAAAAAATTACCACCTGATGTAAGAAAAGACTTTTATAAGATGTACCTTAAGTATGGTGAAAAAAAGAAGCAGTCTCTAGCCCAAAAAAATTTTCTAAGTTTTGTAAAGCATATGTGGCCTGAATTTATCCAGGGGCCCCACCATAAAATTGTTGCAAAAAAATTTAATGAAATAGCTGAGGGTAAACTTAAGAGACTTATTATCAACATGCCACCAAGGCATACCAAGTCCGAGTTCGCCAGTTCCCTGCTCCCTGCTTGGATGATCGGGAGAAATCCAAAACTTAAAATT